AATCGTAAATCGTTTAAGGTTTATTTCACGATGTCAACTCGAATAGTATAGGCACTGCCGTCACCTTTGCGCCCAACTGCACCGACGCAATATTTCACATCGGCTGGGATGTTGTCAACCAGTTCGGTCAATGCCTCGCGGGTTGGTGCTTCGAGGATGGCGGTGCCGTTCTTCAGCAAATCGTCATAGACGCTGGGCTGTGCGCTCTCAACCGTCTCGACGCTTTCAGATGTCTGAGTTGCTTTCTTGCTCATCGTCGTTAGTGTTATCTACGTCGCACTGATAGCGTGCCACGTCGAAGTAGCAGGGTTTCGTCCAGTCCCAAGCAATACCCTGGGTTTGTGGGAATCCTTCATTGAGGTATGGGATTTCCTTGCCTTGACTGGCAAGAGTGCTGATATATTCGGCAATGGCCTTCATGGCTTTCATCACCAGCGCATCCACCTCGTTAGGGCTTTTGGCCCCGACTTCAACGCCTGCACCTACACGCCACTGGCTCGGCAACCACTCGTCGTCCTTCGTCGTCTGCGCCGGCTGCTTGCCTTCGTCCATAATGAGGATATACGGCAGCGGTGTGTTGTCCTGCTCGTCAGGTGATACCTCAAAGCATGTGGACTTCACGCGACCGCCAACGGCCTGCATCAGTTCCGCGTCGGCTGTGATGGCATCGAAGAATATCTTGTCGAGTCGTAGCATGTCTATCAGTTTGACTTGTTATACATTTCTTTCCGTAGTCCTCTCCCTCTGGGGAACCGTGGGCGGTCAACCTGTTGCTGTTGCATCGGAGCCGCCCACGGCAAACTATCCCAGAAGTCGAGCGATGAGAGGTTTAGCCGCCAATCTCGTTAGAAGATGCAGGCTCCACGAGCTTAATGAGCTTGAAGGCCTGGGGCTTGTGAGGATTGTTGTCGTCGCCACCGTTCACGAGCTTAGACAGGTCGAACAGAGAGTAGTCCGTAGACATGCCGATGCTCACGCAGCCACGGTCAAAGTTCTCCTGACTTGTTCCGTCGATATTGAAACGAAGCTCACCATGCTGCTGCTCCTGGAGGTAGCCGAAGTGACCGATACCGATGTAGCGGCCGGCATCCTTAGAAGCTACGCCAGATGAGTTGATGACATAGTCGATGTAAGGAGATACCTTGTAGCGGTAGCCTACACACTGGCCGTTCTGAACGACGGTGCGGTTAGAGTCGGTAGAACCAGGAATCAGCTTAGTGAATGCCAAGTCAACCTCGGTAGTCTTATCCATGATGAACTCAGGATTGCCCTCGAAGCCCTTGTCATACATCTCGGCTACTTTCTTGGCGAGGTTTTTACCGATGTTCTCGTCGAGTGTCAGTTCCTCGACAGTTACCTGTGCGAATGGGCTCTGAAGAGTGGTGTACTGACCATGTGCATAGACGTGGAGTGCACGGAACATAGCCCAACCCTTCTGGAACTTGAAGGTGATGAATGCGATAATGTCAAAAGCGGCATTATCAATCGCACGGAAGCTGACGGGAACGCTGGCAGCAATACGAACGGGGGCACAGGTAGCCTTGGTGAAGTCGATAGCCTGCTCGGCAACCTTTGAAACCTCACCCTGTACGGTGAACTTCACGTCGTTGATAGAGTAGGGCACAATCTCGGTACCTGTGACACCAGTCAGCATCTTCAGGTCGTCTGGCAGTTCTACGCCTGCAACCTTGGTGTCGATGATTGGCGCAATCTTCACAGGAATCAGACCGCCTGCCTCCAGGTTGGCTGATACGTTCTGGTCATCGCCAGAGGTGATGGCGTTAGCGAGGATTGTGGTAGCGTTAGATGCACGCTTCTCCAGTCCGCACTTCTTGATCTCCTCACGCAGCTGCTTGCCCTTCTCCTCACGCTCTTCGATGGCACGCAGTTCCTTACCGCTTGCCATAGCCTTGGCGCGGGCCGAGAGTCCGGCAGACTCGTCAACGAGTGAACGATACTCGGCAGACTCCTGCTCGGTGAACAGAATCTTACCGTCATTTGCTTCACGAGACTTTTCCTCCATCTCGTGCATGCGACTCATGATCGCCATCTGGCGCTCCTGAATCTGTGTCTTAGTCATTTTTTCCATGTCTAAAAACGTTTTATAGGGTTAATAATTAAGTGATTCCAAGATGTCGTCGTTGATGCGACGGGCGTGGTAGCGCAGACGAATGTCCTGCTGTTCACGGAAACGCTGCTCCTGCTCTTCCAGCTGACGCTGCTCTTCCTCCTCCTTGGCCTTTGCCTCGGCTTCACGCTTGGCGGCTTCCTCTTCCTCGGCCTTCTTCTTGGCTTCGTCGTCGTCGCACTCGCGCTTCAACTGTTCCTCAATCGCCTTATCGATAGCCTCCGATGCCTCACGGGTTCCCACGCTGGTCTGCTGATAGGCTGGATGGGTGACGATGGCCACGTCGTAGAGGCCGGTGATGCGCTTCACATGGCGCAGCCACACCTCCTTGCCGTTGCGTGTCTCAGCGGTGCGCTCATACGATACGCCGTTCTCAGAATCCTGCCAGTCGTCCTCGAATGCGAACGACATGCCGGTGATGTCACCACGACGCATCAGTTCCAGAGCATCGTTGGCGTTATTCGTGTGCGGCAGGTCGCATCGGCACTCTATCTTGTTCTCCCGCAGTTCGAGCGAGAGTGTGCCCTTGCCATTGCGACAGCGACCAAGCACGTCGGGAACCATGTTGGAGTGATTCAGGTTCAGGATCACGTCCGAACGCTGCAAGAGGTCGTTGGTGATACAACCAGGCTCCAGCACCTCGTAGACTTCGTGGGTGTCGCTATCTGGTGTGAGGTTCACGCTCCTAACGCCGAAGACGATTGGTGTGCCCACTACCTCGCGGCTCTCGGTCTGTCCCTCCTGTGGCTCGCGTACTTGCAGGCCGCAGGTCTCGATGGGGATGAATCTTGTCTGTTTCATATTCTCGTTTAACTTTGAAAATGTTATCTACTTATCGGGCGTTTTATCGTCCTGGGTTTACTGCACGATGCAGACGCTTCTCGCGCTTCTTCCTCTGTTGCTGAATCTCACGCTCCAGAGCGTCGATTTCTTCTTTTGTCGGGTTCGGTGTCATTGCTGCTCTTGGTTTTGGTTGTTGTTGTTCGTATCATCCACGACATAATTGCCGGGATTCAGCTTGGTACCCGCGTCGCTCTTGGCGATGAGTGCTTTCAGTGTCATGAGGTTGGCACTGGCCATTGGCTCGTCTCCATTCTCTACGGCAGGCATGTCATGACCGGCACGAATTTCGTTGACCGTCTTGGCACCTGTCTGTAGATTGAGTTGGTCGACCTTTGCCCTTCGTTCGGGATCCATAGCCAGCAGCGGCTCTTCGCAGATGTGGATGTCGCGCACGCCGTAGTCCTTGAAGCCTATCAGCTTGCGGGCAATCTCCTTCTCGTTGCCAGTCTTCTGTGGCAGGATGGTTCGCGTGTGGAACTCCATCGTGGCGTTCTGATAGTCGTTGTAGTGCGAGTTGGTGTCGAGCATCAGCAGCGGACGGGGAACGCCCCAGAACCTTGCCACGTCGTCGTAAGTCAGTCCCAGCTGCTCAGCCATCTGCATGTCCTGACTGGTCATGCTTGTGGGCGTAAACTTATCCATGCCTCGCAGTGCCGTGATGTCCTGCACATAAACACGGCTGTTGACCTCCTTGGCGTAGGCATCTGCCTCCTTCGGGTCGAACATGCCATTCGAGATGGGCGTATAACCAGCTGCCGGAGCCTGTTCGCTGATAAAGCCCTTCACGCGTCCGCCCTTTGCAGCCGTGTCGAGAGCCTGAGCCTTCAGCGTCTTGTTGAGCGTCAGCGTGTCGTAGGCATACTTCAGCGTCGGGATGCCGAAGCCATTGGGATAGCGGAACGTGTTCGGGAAGAACAGCACGTCCTCGGCTGGCACGTTCACCTTCGTCACGTATCCGTGCTCGGTTAGATACTCGATGCTGGCATAGGTGGCGTTATTGATGTTGTATCCGCAATTCTTCACCATCCAGAGGTATAGTGGGAAACCGAACTCGTCTCGCTCGATATACACGAAGGCGTTTCCTGTCATGATACGACCAATCTCCACCAGCCGCCACATGTCGCTGGCTGTCATGATGGGGTTCGGCTCTTCCTGCAACAGGTAGTTGATGCGCTTGCCCAGTCCGCGCATATCTTGCACGAAGTTGCCCTTCTCGAAGTCCTTCTTGCGGTACTGCACCGGCATCACCGACATCACGTCAGCCCTCAGCGTCGTGGCACGATAGACAGCCGATACAGAGCATGCTGCTTCGGGCGAACGAGCTGGCACGATGCGCTCCTGGTATGATCCGCTTTCATCATTCTGCTTTCCATTGTCGGCAGGCATGGTGCTCGATGGGACGCCGATGGCTGGTGTCGCCTCGCGTCTGCGGAAAAAGTTTGCAAAGAAATTATCCATATTGTCTTGCTTTTTATATTCGGGCGAAATGCTGTCTTGGGTTTACCGCCACAAGTCTTCGTGAAGTTCAAGCCACGCCTTTACGTCCTTTGTCTGCCACGATCCGCTGCCGAGGTGTACCACGTAGTCTCGAATGTCAACGTGCAGGCCCTTTAGTCGTGGGCGCATCTTCATGATGTCATCCAGCAGACAGGCTCCCGTGTCAAACCAGTTGCGCTTATCATCTTCTCCTGGGTGCAACATCCACGAACGTTCTGGGTCAAAGTACCTTGCTCCCTCTCGCGTCAGCATGGGCACGTTCATCCAGCAGAGCATCGGCAACATACGACCAATCTGAAAGTGGTTGTGCGGCTGTGCCTTCTGGCAGTAGCCAACCACGCTGTATCGCTCGTCGAAGAATCCGTCAATGGACTTCTTCAGCAGAATGTCACTCTCCATGAGCACGAAGCCTTCAGGCAATAGTTCCCACAGCTTTTGCACCGTCCAGATGTGCTTCGTCGAGCCCCAATCGTTGCAAAGCGAGTGGCGCGGGTTCCTGTCCGGATATTCCGCCAGCAACGTCTGGAAGTCTATCACCTGACCTTTGCGGTTGTTAATTACTCGCACACCTTTCATCTTCTTGGTGAATGGCCGTGCCTTCATCTTTCTCACGGGCAGTCCGTCCATAGCAGGGGAATCCACGTCCGTGCTGTTATCGAACACCACCACCTTATAATCCTCACCGCCATGCTTCCGCAGACTGAGTATTGCAGCCTCTGTCAGTTCGGGCGTATTAAAATTGATGATTGCAACTGTCTTCTGTCTCATATCTTCTGGGTTTATAGTTCTATCCTCCAAATTCGCTTGGATTTCGTGGTCCTCCCATGATGGCATTGGCCGATGGGCTGTACGATGACGCACCTTGCACCACCTCCTGTGCCAGTATCTCGATCTCGTTGGCCTTGAAGTCACCATTGAGCGACAGTATCTGGTAGGTCTTTCCTTCGCACACCAGTAGCGAGTCTCGCTGCACGATGTTGTTGTAGTCCATTCGGAAGAGCACCTTGTCGTAAGCATCCAGCGCACCCTCCTGCATAGCTTTTGCGCCATGCTTCCATGTCTTTGCCGCATGTACAGTCTTGATGTCCTGGTACTGCGTAGTCTCTCCGAATCCCGTCGCCACCACCTTATTGCGGATGGTCACCAGATGGGGTCTGAATCCTGCTTGATATGCCATTGATTTTTGCTTTTTCTTTTCGTGAGAAAAAGCGTTACGGGTTTACCTAACAATCGAGCAAACCTCATATCATGTGCTTTATGGTTTTGTCAGAAAAAAAATGGGGCTCCGCTGAGCCCCTGACTTAACTAACCTAAAACAATTATTCATTACTACTTATAAAACAAACTACTTTTTGAACATGAACGACAACGCTTCACAGCGTCGAGTTATTTCTTTATCAGCCCGTCGATGACGTGCCGACGATTCTTTCCAAAGTCGGGGAACACGAATGAAACATGCACCCAGCATGAGCCTGTCTTGGGGTTCTTCTCCCAGATGAGCTGATCAAACGGCAGGTTCTTCTTGATGTACTCGAACCACTTGCGTCCCTTCTGGATGTCACCATCAATGCAAAGGTCTGCTGCCTGCCCCTTCAGGTGCTGACTATTATACACTCCACCTACGGCTTTGTTCAGCTTCTCACAGCGGAAGCCGGAGCCTATCTTGATGGGCTCACCCATCGCTACCCTCAGTGGTTCCAAAACGTAGGCGCAGAGATACACAATATTGATCATCTGCTGCATGTTGGGTTTATTATTAATTCCAAGACGCTTCGCCGTCTCGCTGACATAGAGTTCTTCAATCGTGAAGTGCATAGTTACGGGTGTGTTCATAAGTCTTGACTGTCTATGGGTTCAATGTCTGCTGGTTTTTGTTTTGTGATTTCGATACTTGTGTCACCATGATTGAATCTGACGGTCAGGCCAAGCTCGATGGCACGGTAGGCATACAGGATGGTTGGGAACAGCAAAAGCTCACCTACGGCTGTTAGGCAGGAGCCGTCGATGACTCCCATAGGTGGGACGAAGAAGCCGCCAACTACAAGCCCCACCGACACGAAAAAGCAAATTGCAAACGT